ATAAATCTATAAAAAGAGGTATAAAAAATTTAATCTTAAAAAGGTATAAAATTAATAAAACTTTAAACTTTATTAGATATAATTACTCTATAAATTAAAGGAGATACACTGACACAAAAAGAATATGACACACAAGTTAAAACTTTAGTTGGTATTTGTTTTATAATACTAGTTTTAGCGTTTTCTTGGGCGCTTAGTAAATAAAAGGAGATTAAAATGAAAAGAGAAGAGATATTAAGATTGTTTAGATCTTTATCTAAAGGAAATGGTTATTATGGAAGATTGCTTGCTGATTTAAATGAATTAAGTCAGATAAATCCAGAATCTTATGAATCTATTATGTTAGATTTAGAAAATCAAAATTTTCAAACACCACTAGATGTAGTGTTGTTTGTAGAAGGATAAGGAGTTAATATGGATTATCAAAGAAAATTAGTTTCTGTAAAGAAAATAGACAATATTTTGCCTATTGAAGGTGCAGATAGAATAGAACTTGCTCAGTTTGGTGGTTGGAAAGTTATAATTCCTAAAGATGTATATTCAATTGGTGAAAATGTTATATATTTTGAGATTGATTCTTTTATACCTTATCAAAATATATTAAATGAATATCTCACACCTTTAAAAGAAAGATGCAATAAATCATTTAATAATAAAGAAGGAATTTTAATAAAAACAATAAAAATGAAAGGTCAATTTTCACAAGGATTTGTTATACCTAATATTCTTAATGCAGATTTAGGAGCAGATTTAACAGAAACATTTAATGTTCTTAAATACGAAATTCCGATTAGTTCTAATAATCTAGATGCAAAAGGAAGTTTTCCTTCTTTTATTAAAAAAACAGATTGTATTAGAATACAAAATTTAACAGAAGAAGATTATGATAGAATTAAAGATAAAAAATTCGAGATCACTTTGAAAAACGATGGTACTTCTTTTACAAATTATTATTATAATGGAACTGTAGGTGTTTGTTCAAGAAATTTAGAATTGAAAAGTGAACTATTTAATCTATATACAGAGCAAATGTTAAATGTATTAAGTGAGTATAAACAAAATATAGCAATTCAAGGTGAAATTATAGGACCTAAAATTCAAAATAATCCTCATAATGTTAATAAAAATACATTAAAAATATTTAATATATGGGATATTGATAACCAAAAATATTTTACTTGTGAAGAAAGATATAAAGTATTAAAAGATTTAAATCTTTTTGATAAGCATATTGAAATAGTTGATTGCAAATATCAATTACAAAAACCATCAGAATATTCAAATAATTTGCAAGAATTTATTGATAAACTCTTAATAGAAGTTAATGAAAAATGTGGTAAAAAACTTGAAGGTTTTGTTTTAAAAAGTACTGATGGAATAGAGATTATAAAAGTTATTTCTAATGAATATCTTTAATTTGATAAAATTGAAAGATTTATAAAAAGTTAAAGAATCTCCTTTGAAAGGAGATTCGTTTAACATTAAGCTAAGATTGTATTAGCTAAATCTACAGCCCAGTTTCTTGCATACCATTCGGCATTCATCGGGTTGGTTGTAAGTCCATAACGTGTTCTTAACATAATACTTGGTGCGCCTGACTCAGGATCTACCAATTTTTGAAAACTTAGAGGAACATAAGGACAGAAAAATCCAAGTCCATCACGACGGTCAGAACCTTTATAAAGAACAGTAATATAATCGCTTGTTGCATATTGATCAACAATTACACGATATCTGCCATCATATGTTCCAACAAGACCATTAAATAGTTTTTGATCTATATTAGCTGAAGAATCAGCAAATTTGAATGATCCAGCTTGAGATAACATTACTGCAACTTTTGGTGAACATACAATAACATTTGCATTACCACGTTTTGTATCAATACCAACATTAGCAGACTCTAGATCAATCTTAATAGCTTGAACTCTGTATTTCTCAATTTCCCATCTACCATCAACAGTTGAAGGAGCAAATGGATCAGCTACGTGTGTTGCATTATCATTAACAAACTTAAGAACTTCTCTATCTATTTCTGTTTGTAATTCAGCTTGCATTAAAGACATAAGCTCTTCATCAGCTAAAAGACCGTGTTGCGCTTTAAGATCTTCATACATTTCTAGTGTATATCTAGCTTTTAATTTACGAGTTTGAACCTCAACTGCTTTCTTAGCAACATCGAAACCAACTTCATTAATATCTTTACCCATAACCTCACCAACTGCAGTAGATACTGGACCACTATAAGATGGAAGAATTGTGTGGAAGATAGCTTCGTTAGAATAAACATTCTTAATTGCACCACCAGCACCAAATGTTTCACCTTTTGTAAAACCTTTTGTTTTGTCATCAAGTGAAATAAGAACAAGACCATTAATCTTATCAACAAAAACAACTTTGCCATTACCGCCAGCTGCTGAAGTTGCTGCATCACCAACATTAAGACCAGTGTTTGTAACTTCTATAACTTGACCAGCATTTGTTCCTTTAATAGGATTAATACCATTACCAACAAATCTATTATACAATGAATATATAAAGCCTGTTGGCATTGTCATAGGCTGAACACCAAGTAACTCATTAGCTATAAGTTTTGGAAATACACGTCTTACAAGTGGAATCATAATTGGTGTAAATTGAGCGATATCGCCAGTAGTTGTACCAGATTCTTTAATTAGAGCTTCAGCTTCTTTAGAAGTGTTCTCTAATACAAGAGCCATAATATTTTTATCAGATTCTTTTAAAGGCTCGTATTTTGAGCTTTCAAGAATTGGTTGAAATTTTTCAGTTAAATTCATTTTATTAATTTCCTTTTGTTTTCTTAGTTTAAAAAAATACATAATTATTTATCTTTTTAGCAATATTTTGCCCAAGATTCTTTAATTTCTTCTTTTTTCTCTTCTTTTGGAGCTTCTTCTACTTTTTCAAGTATTGACTCTTTAAGAACTTTTACTTTTTCAGCAAAATCTTCATCTACTGGATAAAGAGATGCAACTTTTCTTAATTTTTCTGCTTCAGAAATAGTAAGATCTTTACAAGCTTCTGATAAAGTTACCTCTTTTTCAAGATCTTGAACTTTAGTTTTAAGCTCTAGATTTTTAGCTATTGTTGAATCCAATTTCTCTGTTAATTCTTTTTCTTTAGAAGATGTTTTCTCTTCAAACTTACTTTGAATAGACATTAAATCTGCACCAGAAGCAATTACCATAGCATCAAATGCTTCAATAATAGCATCAGCTTGTTCAATATCTAAATCATGTTTTAATTTTTCATTAATAGAATCTTTAAAGTTAGATATTTCTTCACTTAAAAATTTATCTAATTTTGCAATTAGCATTTCATTTAAATCTTCAAGCTTAGCATCATATTCTTCTATTAAATTTTGCTTTTCTTCTTGTATTCTTTCTTCAACTAGTTGTCTAGACTTCTCTTCAACAGCTTCATTGAATCTATTTTCAATTTCAGTTTGAAGTTCAGAAGTTAAAACATCTTCGTTAAGAACGTTTTTTAATATTTCAATCATATTGACCTTCTATAATTAATTTTAATTTTTACGAAATTATTTATCTTTTTCAGATATTGATAATCGTAAAACACTTAATAAGTGAAAAAAACTTATTAAATTATTTATCTTTTATACTAAATTTTTAATAAACATTAGAATTCATCGCATCTCTTAATGTATTTTCCTGAGCTCCAGGTGTTGTTGCTGCAACAGCATTAGCAACATTTGCAACGGCTTTTTGAGTATCATCTATTTTTTGTGATAAATTAGCAATACCTTCTGCATTAGAAGTATCATGCTCTACTGACATAACTGTTTGTTTTGCTGCTCTTGTTGGAACAAAAGCAGATGCATGTCCTGAACTTTTATCATAAACGGCAGTTCTTAATTTAGAATTATGACCAGGAACTGCTTGTGCGTGTAACCACGAACCTTCGTGTAAATAATATCCATCTTGTTTTAAACCAGGTATTTCATTATTTGCAATAGCATTCATAACTTCTGTTACATTATGATTTTTAAATTGAATATCAAAAGCTTGTCCAGATTTATGTTTAGATTCTGATTTACCGCCAACTTTTGAATTTAATTCATTTCCTCTAAATCCTGAAGATAAAAATGCATCTGGATATGCCCTAAAAATAGGTGTTAAAACAGAATCATATGAAGACAAAACATTAGATTGAACTGATGAAGAATTATATAATTCTGTAATATTTCTATCTACTAAATAAGGATAAGAATTAGAATAAGATACTTGAGAAAATATATCATTTTTATCTGATAAAACAACATCATTTGGAACTTTACCATATCCTGGATTTTGAACACCTTGAACGTCATTTTCTCCAGATACTGAATCTGAAACTTTAGACACATCTCCAGAAGTTGGTGCTAAATCATCTAATTTTAAATCAGATACATTCACAGGTTCTTCTGAACCCAGAACTTTCGTAACATCAGGTAAAACTCCCATATCATCTGCTAATAGCATTGCATCTATTCCGGCAGATATTGCTGTTCCTGCACCAGGAAATAATCCAGCTATGCCAGAAATGATAGCTGCACCAGCTTTTGTGTAATCACCATCTGCTAAATATCTTAATGCCTGTGGTATAGATAATAATAAACCAATTACAGGTATTCTTTTAAAAATATATTTTATTGCTCCACCTAAACCCAATTTTTTAGCAAAAGTTGCAAAATTACTAGATAATTTCGAAAATCCGTCAACAACTTTAGAACCAAGCCAAGTCAATGGAGATTTTCCATCTATATTAGGCAAAATAGAATCAAATAAATCCATACCTTTTTTTATAATTCCGCCACCAGGTAAAAAATCCATAAAACCTTTAGCAACTTTTGAATTTATTGCGATATTAAAATATTTTTTTGCTCCATCAACAATAGGTGCTCCATATTTTTCTAACCAATCAATAAATGGACCAACTAATTTAGAATTTACAAATCCTTTGGCTGTTTGCCATCCGCTTGTTACCAAACCTTTTGTATAATCATATCCTGCTTTTACGACATCCACTGTTTCATTTGCAACTTTGACGGTTGAATCCCATGTTTCTGATGCAAATGTTTTGGTTTTGTCCCACCAAGAAACTGCCTTTTCAGCTGCTGGAGCAACAAAATCTTTAGTCGCAGATACTGCTGTTTTAACTGTTTCTGAATTTTTAACAGAATCTACTGTAGATGAAACAGTTGATGATATTTCTCCCCATACTGATTTTGCACCTGATACAAGAGATTTACCAACAGATTTAGCTCCATCTACAACAGCCGCTCCAGCTTTTACAGCTGCGTCTTTAATACCACCCAATAAAGGTGAAACATAACCCCATATTTTTCCTAATCTCTCAGACCAAATTGCCCATTCTTTAGAGAAAAAATTACCTATTTTTGGAATCCATTTTTGTCCAAATTCTATTGCTGTTTTTAAACCATCAAATAATGAAGATCCAAAAGATTTTAAAGATTTAATTAAAGGAACAGATTCCAACAAATCTTTAAACCATGTTAATAATTTAGTTGAATTAAAGAATAATCTTATAGCTGATGCAATTTCAGGTAATAAAAATGATGCTAATCCAGCTAATCCTGCTATTCCCAAACCTGTTCCTGAATTTTCTGATACTTCTTGAGATTTTTCTGTTTTAGAATTTGCTTTAGAAACAGGAGTTGGTGTATTGTGTTTAATAGATGTATCTTGATTATCTATCACTTTATTAACAAATGTTTTTAAGGTTGTATTTGTTTCTTCTAATTGTTTTAATATAGCAGCACCAAATCTATTTTGAACTTCTGTGCTTAATTTTGAATAATCTGAAACTCCGTTTGTTTCAATTTCTAGTGCTTTTGTAAAAACCTTTACACCATCTAAAGCTTTTAAAGTATTATCTACAACACTAGATTTTTTTTCTTCTTTTTTATTTTCTTCTTTTTTAGATTCTGATTTAGAATCAGATTTAAAAATATTAGAAACAGATGTTTTGATTTTTTGTGGAGTTACTCCAGCATTTTTTAATCCGGCCAATAAAGCTCCAGCTGTTACACCTAAATCTTCCATTTTAAAATCTAAATCTTTCGTTTTTACTGGAGTTGTATCAGTCGAAAGTCCAGAATCCTGATTTATATTTACAGATCCAGAAACATCTATATCTTTACCTATAGATGCTGTTTTAAAATTTTTAGCCATATTATAATAATCAGAAGCTTTTGTTCCATTTGCATCTGTTCTATCTTTTTTTCCATAAATTAGATCTTTCATTCCTCCTGTGCCAAGCAAGTGTGATGCAGCGGTTCTACCGAATGTTTCTTCTGTAGATAAATTATTATTTTTATTAATGGTTGCAAATAATCTTTTAAAGTGAACATCGGCTATTTGTTCTTGTAATTCTGGATCATTTAAAAATCTTTCTTTACCGCCTTTAATTGTCCAGTTATCTTCATTAGCTAAAAATGCTTTTTGAGATCCTTGTTTTTTGTCCCATGGACGTTTTAATAATCCTAAATCATATAATCTTGGTGCACCAAATTGATATCTACCTAAAAAACCACCAGAATTTTCTGCCTTATAATTTCCTCTTGATTCTCTATAAGCAATTAATTGTTTAAAACGTTGATAATCTTTATCATCTATAGCCATGACATCTCTTTTTGTTCTATTTATCTGAATAATTTTTAAATATAGTGCAACTTGTGCAAAAATTTAATAAAAACCTAAACTTAAAGTGTTATAATTGTTTCAAATATTTTAAATAAGGAGACAAAGATGATACCAACAGTTAGAGAAAAGAAAGAAGTTTTTGTTACAAAATATGATACTCAAATTGCAGATAAAACATATACTGTAACATTTCAAGATACAAAAGAAAAAGATTATACAATAGATGACATTATAGAACATATTCTAGAAAATGTAATAAATGCTGAAAGTTATGCTAGATATACAAATCAGAAATATTACACAGAAATTATTTTAAATTTAAAAGAAGGTGTTTTAGAAAATACTAATACAGTAAATATGTTACTTAACCCTAAAGAAAATGAAGAATTTTTTAAAGATTTAGGTCTTACTTTTTATGATTATGAAGAAGCATATTATTTTGATAATGGTGAATTAAATTTAAATATTTTAGGAAGTATTTTAGCTAAATTTATAAAAGTTCAAAATAATATTAATCCTAAATTTAAAATAGGTGATAAATTAGTCATGTTAAGAGAAGAAGACAGATATGTTAGCGATGTTTTTAAAGTAGAAGACATTTATAATGGAATGTATTGTTTTCCATATAATGAAATAGAAATAGAAGAAGTCAATAAAGAATTTATTAATATTGAAGATGTTTTGTGGTATTTTGAAGCAAAAGTTTTAGATCCAAATGGAGACGAACAGTGGATGAAAAGTATTGCTGAATATGATATTTTCAATAAAAGAATGACAATAAAAGAAGCTAAAGAATACATTAATGAAGAAGTAGATTATTATACAATAGTTGATGTGAAACCTATTTATAATTTAGGTTTTTTAACTAAATAAGGTTTTAAAATGAATACATTAAAAAATTATTTTTTAGCTAATGAAGTAACAGAAAGATTAGGAATTTCGATAGCAAATATATCATCTCCTAATCTTTTATACAGAAAAGATGATGAAACGGTTTGGTTAAAAAGAGGCAATTGCATTTTTAATTCATTATATAATATTGATCATTTATCTAAAAACACACAATCATTTATTAGAAATAATGAATTGATGGATTGTTCAAAATTAATTCCAGTTAGTTATTTAATACAAGAATTAAAAACAAATGAGCTTAATTTACAAATATTTGGTAAAATAGAATTTAAATATGGTAAAAAATTATTATTTTTAAATTCTTTTGGTGACAAAATTTTTAATAAAAAAATTAATGACGTTTTACCAATAGAAGAATGCAAAGAGTTAAAAAATTCTGGTGATATAGAAGACTATATTCCATTAAATAAAAAAGATGCATTATACTACTATTAAGGAGATACTATGGATTTTATGTTATGTAATTTAATTTTAACTAATGCAGATATGAATTATTTTGCAATGTTGTTGAATGATTTAGATTTAGATCAATTGTTACTAAATAATCTAATTCCTGGTTTATAAGTAATAAAATAATTACAATTTAAATAAATATAGGAGATAATATGAATATTAAATCTGAAAAATGGTTAAATAGATTTATGAAAATAGCAGAAGATGTTTCAGAGTGGTCAAAAGATCCATCTTCAAAAATAGGTGCAGTAATAATTTCTGATACAGGTAGAATTCTTGCTACTGGTTACAATGGATTCTCTTCAAGATTTAATGATACAGAAGATTTATATCAAAATAGAGAATTTAAATATTCTAGAATAATTCACGCTGAAATGAATGCTTTAATAAATGCATTAAATTATGGGATTAATATTGATAATTCTTTATTGTTTGTTTATGGTTTACCAGTGTGTAATGAATGTGCAAAAATTATATCTAATACAAACATTAAAACTGTTGTTATGAAATATAAACATTCTGAAAAATGGGAAGAATCTTTTAAAATAACTAAAGAAATTTTTAAAGAATGTGGAATAGAAGTAATAGATTTAAACAATTTTTAAATTTAAAATGTTATAATTTTTATAAATATTTAAAAAGGATAGAAAATGAAATACAATAGAGATTTCAACATAAAGAAAAACATAGAAAGAGAAATAGATCTTTCTACAAAAGTTGTTACTTCTAAGAAGTATAAAAAAGATAAATACATTAAAAAGAACATGAAAAAATTCATGTTTGATTAAGGAATACGTAAATGCCAAATCCATTAAATGTATTTTTTACATTAGTAATTGAATATGATTTTGCTGGTTCTGGATATTCAGATGATTATGAAAGAATTGAAAATACAAATGTTGTATTAGCAAATAATAGATCTGATACAGAAAAGTTTTTTACTATTGAATTATCAGCAACTCCAAACGATAAGACGCTAATAAAAAAGGTTAATAGAATAACGTTTTTGGATGAAAATGAACAACCAGTAAATGTTTTAGTTGGAACAGTGGTAGCAAATAGTTCATCAGGTGCTTTAGTTGATTATGTAAAAGCCGAATTAGGTAAAAAATATAAAATAAAAGCAAAAATTGAATTTATTGGAACTGATGATAATACATATACAGAAGAAACAAATTTTGTGTCATTTACAACTATTGAAAAATCTGATTTTGTAGAAGTTGATAAAATTCAAATATTTTTAGATAATTCTACAGAATTTGGTAAAAAATTTAAATCAATTAATATACCAATGATTCCATTAGTGTTTAAAAATGAAACAAAAATGGTTGTATCTAAAGCTGATTTATTAAAATTTATTGTTAAACAAGATTGTATAAATCCTTTAGCATACTATGAAAAAGAATATGTAACAGATGTTTTCGGAACAATTACTGGTAAAGTTGAAACAGACTATAAAGGTAAAGCTTTTTATAAAGGTTCTGATTTAATTGAATTTTTAAAACATTAATAAAAAATTAAAGGATATTTTATGAATGAAGAATTATTAAAGGCGTTAGAAGATTTAGTCTCATCTCTTGGAGATTATATGGAAGATAAGATACAATATAATAATGATAATATTGATATTTGGTTTTTTAAAAATATAAAAGAAAATTGTGATAAATTTTTATCATTAATACCAGAAGGAGAATAAAATGTTTGTGTATTTTATAAAAGATAATGTTAAACATTATATAAGAACAGTTAAGAGTTATGAAGAATTTCAAAAATTACAGAATGAATTTAAAAATATCAAACTTTACATTGAAGATTAACTATGAGAATAGATTTAAAATTTAATGATGAAACCATAGATATTTTAAGTTCATATTTGAAGTTAAAATATAATGACTATTTTTGGAATGGGACAAACATTAAAGAATTATCTGATGAGCATATACATAATATTATTAATTATGTTTACAATTCAATAGATGATGAAGATGATGAACCAGATGATCCATGGGCATTAGAAAATGGTTATTTTTAAAGGTTAAAGATGTATCGAAAAATCAAAGTTCAGAAATCTAAAATTAGAATTCATTTTGAAAATTATTTTTTATTATATTTTGTAATTATATTTAATGTTTGTTTTTACACATTTACAATCATTAATTATAATGAATCTATTACTAAAATAAAAAATACTTATAAATCTTCTATTGATTTAGCAATTGAAGAAAATAAAAATTTGAATATTATTATAGAAACTTATAAATCTAAAATTGAAAAATTAGAAAAAAGATCTTTTAATACAAGAATTTCTAAAGCAATTTTAAATGATATGAGTAAAATAGATTATATTTCAGAAAATGAGAAATTAAAAATATTTAATTCTATAATTAAAAATTCAGAAATATATAATATTAATCCTATTGTTCTTTATTCTGTTTTATACACAGAATCTTCTTTAAAACCATATATGGAACATAAAGAAACATATATACCATCTTTAAAGAAAAGAATAAAAGCAGTAGGATTAGGTGGAGTTGTTTGGGAATTTTGGAAAGATGATTTAAAGAAAAACAATATAGCTCAAACAAGACAAGATTTGTTTGAAATAGAAACAAATATTGCAGCATCTGCTTATATTTTGAATACATATAAATCTCAAAATCAATTAGATAAGGCAAAAACAAATGTTGATTCTATGTTAATGAGATATTATGGTTCATCTAGTGCAAATTATGAAGGAAAAATTTATAAAAAAATTGGTCAATTAATGTTTATTGATTAAAAACACTAAAAAAGGCCTTAAAAGATAAATAAATTATAAAACAAAATTATAATTTATAAGGCCTTTAATATGTCAAATAGAATAGAAAAAATGAAAGTTGGTCTTTCTAGGGGAGGAGCAGCTAAATCATCTAAATATAGAGTTTTATTTTCACTCCCTAATGAAGTAACCAAAACCACTGATGTAGAAACAATGAGCTTTATGTGTAAGGCTGCATCGTTTCCATCAGTAACAATAGGACAAATAGAAGTTTGGAATCAAGGCAGAAAACTTCCAATTCCTGGAGATACTTCTTATGAAACAACATGGAATTTAACATTTTATAATGATGTTGAACATTCAGTAAGAAGAACATTCTTATCTTGGATGGCTGCTACTGATAACTTCCAAGAAAACTGGCATTCAGGTAATCCTGGTGGATTATTTGTGGATATGACAGTCCAACAATTGGATAGTCAAGAAAATCCAACAGCAGTGTATACCTTCCACAACGTGTGGCCCCAAAATGTTGCTGAAATTCAAGTAACAGCAGATGGTGTTGATCAAATTCAAGAATTCGACGTGACACTGAGTTTTTCAGACTGGATAGTAGGTGTGGACGAGAAAAATGATCCTAAGAAATTAATCAATAATGCTGCTACTAACGTTGTAGCTTATTCATAATTTTAAAATTAATCGAGGTTTTAATTGCAACATTAGAATCTCGATAAAATTATTAAGATTTTATTGATATTATATTAATAAAATTTAAAGGAGCTAAGAGTGTATAAAGATAAATTTCCAAAATCTTTAAGATATTCTAAATGTGTTTTTCAATCTTATTATAATAAATATCTTGTTTATAGATTAATGAATTTATATAAATGTTCATTAATAGATGCAATACAATGTGTTATGAACACTGTTAAAATAGATAAAATGTCTGTATCATTAAAATCTATGCTTAATTTTTATGAATTAGATATTGATAAAGAGATATTTTATAAGAATCATAAGTTTAAACCTCGCAAAAAGGGAAAATTTAAACTTTTTTCTATTAAAAAGTTACCTAAATCACCCAAACCACCAAAATTACCAGAAATTAAGATTAAAACAGAAGTAAAACCAAAGTTAATTCTTAAATCAAATTCAGAAATAAAAAATTATATTTTCAATAATATAGATATAGAAGATAAAGAATTAGATGTTAATGGTGTTGACATTTTATTTAAAAATCATAATTTGGCTGTAAATTGCATAGAATTAGAATCACATTCAGAAGGTAAAGATTTTACTATTGATAGAAATTATCATTTAAATCAAACAAATAAATGTTTAGAACAAGGAATACAATTATTACAGATTTTCGACGGTGAAGATTTGGAACTATGGTTATCTATGATAAAATCTAGATTAGGATTATCTAAACGAATATTTGCAAGAAAATGCACTATTAGAGAAGTTAATTCTTCTGATATTAAAGAATTTTTAGAAATGAATCATATACAAGGATATATACAATCTAAAGTAAACATTGGATTGTTTTATGATGATGAATTAGTTAGTGTAATGACTTTTTCAATGCCTAGATTTAATAAAAAATATGAATATGAATTAATTAGATTTTGTTCAAAAAGAAATTATAATATTATTGGAGCAGCTTCAAAGCTCTGGAAATATTTTGTTAACAAATATAATCCAAAATCAGTGATAACATATGCAAACAGAAGATTTTCAAAAGGAAATGTATATACTGCTTTAGGTTTTACCTTTATAGAAGCTATTAATCCTAATTATTTTTATTTTAAAAGTGGAGAATTAGAATTAAGTTCTAGAGTTAAATTTCAAAAACACAAATTAAAAGATAAATTAAATACATTTGATGAAAATCTTTCTGAAGCAGAAAATATGTTCAATAATGATTATAGAAGAATATATGATTGTGGAAATTTAAAATTCGAGTGGATAAACACTAAAAATGATTGATATTCCAGAAAAAATAAGATATACAAAGAAATATTTAGATTTTTATAATTTAATATTAATTAACAGATTGATTAATATTTTTGATTGTTCTTTAACAGAAGCAATTCTTTGTGTATCTCAAAACATAAAACATTTGGGAATTTCATCTTTTTTAAAAAAGGTAAAAAAATATTCAAAACATGAATTTGATTATGATTTTATAGTAAAAAATCATATTTATAAATTACACACTAAGCATATTTTAATACCTTTTAAAAGAAATAGAGAATATTATAAAAATATTGTTGAAAAATTTCAAAATACAATGATGAAAAAATATGGTTATATTTCTAATTTTTCTAGAAAAGAAGTAAAAGAAAAAAGAAATAAAACAATGATGGATAAATATGATACAATTTATCCTTTACAATCTAGCACTTGTTTATTAAAATTTCAAAAAACTGTTAAAGAAATAAATAATATTTCAGACACTGAAATGGAAAGACGTTTAAGGGAAGATTTAAACAAAGATTTTTTTATAAACAATTTTATAAAAAATAATTTGTTTTATATAAACAATGCTATGGATTATTTTAATTACGCTTATTCTAGAATGTGTCAGTTAAAAAATAAATTTAATATTTATGAGAAAAATTATACCAATAATATTAAAATAGAACAAATTTTTATACACGATTTAAAAGAAAAATTTAAAATAATAATTATACAACAATTTAGAATTGATTTTAACAATACTTTTTTTAAAGTAGATGGTTATGATAAAGATTCAAACACAATTTATGAATTTTTAGGTGATTATTTTCATGGTAATTTAGAAAAATTTAATCCATTAAGCAAAACATATTATGGTAAAACAATGGAATATTTAAATGAAAAAACATTTGATAGATTAAATATTATAAAATCATTAGGATATAATGTAAAATATATATGGGAATCTGATTATTTAAAAAATGGTTTAGAATCTATTAAAACACTTTAAAATTATTCAATTTTAACCGAGATAAATAATTTACACGAGATTCCTATTCGAGATAATATCAAGATTAGGTTTCTATGCTTGTTGATTTGCTTTAAAAGCAAAATCACAAAATCAATAAGACTTAGTGTAATTCAAAGAAAGGTTAAAATAAAATGGCTAATGGCTCATTATTAAGTCCGAGTGTGACGATACGTGAGAGCGATATCTCACAAGTTGTAGCATTCGAAGGCACATCAGTTACAGTTTTTGGTGGCAATTTTACTAAAGGTCCTATAGGTTTTTATCAAGTTGTCGACTCAGTCGAAAATTTGAGAGATTTATATGGAGATCCGACAAAAACAAACATAAATGAATGGATGCAGTGTTATAACTTCTTGCAATATTCTAATACTCTTTTAGTTTCAAGGGCTGCAAATTTAGATGGTGATATGAAATTATTAGAAAATGTTTCATATGAATCTGATACATTCTTCTTACAAGATATTAAAACAAAATTAAATCTTAAAGTATATAAACAAAATGGTGTAGATATATCTTTTGAAAAAACTGATTTATTTAAAGTGAATGATAGAATTTCAGTAATGGAATTACCACAAACATTTAAAATTAAATATTTAAGAGATGAACAAATAGATGTTATGGAAAGAGATCCAAATGATCCAACAAACGTTGTTCTTCAAACAGTTAAAAAAGATGTAACAACAGTTACATTTGATGCAATTCCAGAACTTCATGATGGAGATTATATCTATAAAATAACCGAAGCTGTTCAACCAAAAGGCAATAAAATAAGTTTAAGAGGTCAAGTAAATCTTAAACCAGGTGAAATTATAGGTTTTTCTGATTCTAACATAGATCCATTATTTAGGGTTTTAACTTCTGAAATAGCTTTAATAAATGGTCAATACTTTACAAATATTTCTTATATTGGTAGAGATGATGATTCTCAAATTGTATCTGCTACAACCGGTGGTAAAGTTTATAAATTAGAAAGAACTCAATCTGCTTGCGCAGAAGTTAGCGTAGATGGATCAGAAGTAGATGTTAATCTATTAGATACTGTCGAACACACTGTTCCAAATTATACAACATTTGATGAATTGCAAAAATCTTTACCGTTTGTTTCTGAAACATCTAAATTAAAAATCTTTGCAAAAACTCCTGGTGCATGGGGTAACTTATTAGAAGTTGCAATAGCAAATCCAGAAGATTTTAATAAAGGTAAAGAAGCTAAAGATGGTATTTCATTAGATTCTTTATATGAATATATTCCTGATGTTGGAACATTTGGATTAATGGTATTCTATAAAAATCAATTAGTAGAAACATTTACTGTTTCATTTAATGAAAAAGCTAAAGATGATATGAATAATTCTTTATATATAGAGAATGTTATAAATAAGAAATCTAATTATATTTTAGTAAATGTAAATGAAGCAAATTTACAAACTAAAGTTGTATCTAGATTAGAAGATAATATTATAAATTTATATAAAGGCTCAGATTCAGAGGCTGGTAAAGATGATATTATTGATGCTTATAATGTTTTTGAAAACAATGAAGAAGTTGAAATAGATATAGTTATGGCAAATGAAATATATCCGCAAGCTGCTGCAGAATTAGTATTAAAAAGATTAGATTGTGTTGCATATATTTCAGCTCCTAAAGAAATTTGTGTTGGATTAAAAGCCACAGAAGCAACTAGAAAACATTTAGAATGGAGAAAAGAACTTAACTATAATTCATCTTATATAGCTATTTTCTCTAACTATAAATATCAATATTCACCGGATTTAGATAAAAATGTTTGGATAAATTTATGTGGTGATATTTGTGGTATTACCGCGAAAGTAAACTTTGAAAATGGCTCACACTGGGCTTCAGCCGGTTTAAATAGAGGTATTATTAAAAATGTTGTTAAATTAGCAAATTCATTCTCATTAACAAATAGAGATGAATTATACAAAAATCAAATTAATCCAATCGTAACATTCCCTAATCAAGGAAGTGTTGTATGGGGTAATAAAACATCTCAAACTAAGGCAAGTTCGTTTGATCGTGTAAATACAAGAAGATTGTTTAATGAAATGGAAAGAGCTCTTGCTAAAATGAGTAAATATCAATTATTTGAGTTCAATGATGCGTTTACAAGAAATTATATTTCAAGTATTATTAAGCCTTATCTTGCAGGCAAGAAAGCAGCTAGAGCATTAACCGACTTCTTGGTAATCGTGGACGAAACAAATAACACTCCGTCTGTGGTTGCAAACAACCAGTTAATAATCGATATTTATATCAAGCCTGTGTATGTGAGTGAATGGATAATTTTACATTTCGTTAATGTCGGAACAAATGACTTCAGTATAGCTATTTCTAAAGCTTAATTTAAAGGGTGATATTTTCACCCTTTTAAAAATCTTTAATTCCTTTTAAATCATATTTATTATAATCTGATTCCCAAATATATTTTATTTTAAAATTTAAATCTTTTAAATAATTAAATCTATCTATTGTAAAATTATAATTTTCTTTATGAGTAACACCTTCAGCATATAAATCTTTTTCATTAAAAACTTCAGGGTTTGAATGCCAATAATCACCCAAAAACTCAAAAATTATACATTCATTAGATCTTTCAAAAATTTCTTCTAAAGAAGAAGGTTTGAAAGGAATAAATAATCCATCGACTTTGTATTTTACAATATTAAATTGTCTTATTAAATTTTTATCTTTTAAATCTTCTAGTGTATAATAATTTTCAAAAAATACTTCTGTATTTAATTTTTTAGATAATTTTTCAATAAATTCAGTTTCTAATTTTCCAAAAATCTTAGTTTTATTATCTTCTTGAATATTAAATCTTTTTTTAATTGCATACATATTGGATTCATGCATAGGAAAATATTTAATAAAATCTATATTATTGAATAAATTTTTCTTTTTTATTTCATCAAAATATATAAAATTATTTCGTATAAATTCTTCATTAAATTCTTTATTCATTCTTCTGTTATATTCTTCTTTATCTAAATCTATATTTTTATAATTGAACATTTGAGCATAGTGTTTAACACCATATCTTTCTAAATTTGTTTTTTTCTTTTTTTCTTTAACCCACTCTAATTCAGAAATATTTTCTACGCCATATTTTTCTTTAGTAGTTTTTGTCTTTTTATTTTTAACATCGTCTAACTGAGAAATATTTTCTACACCATATTTTTCTTTTATAGTTTTTTTAGCCTTATCATTAAAATATTTATAATAATTTTCTAAAGATCCATATTTTTTAATTTGTCCTTGTTTTACTCTTTCATAATGAATTTTTTTATATTCATCTGTTTTTTTACAACTTGTGCAAAATTCGCCTAAACAAAAATCATTACAAATTTTACATTTATTATTATATTGCATAAATTTTTTAAAGATGTATTTTTTATTTAAATATTCATAATCTTCTGGATATTTTTCTTTAAAAGTTTGCTCTTTTTTGCATTTGATTTCATTTAAGTGTTGTTTCATCAATTCTTCATTATTTTGCATAAAAAATTCTCCTTTATTTAAAATATCAAAAAAATCTTTAAAATTTTAAAAAGATAAATAGATTAAAAAGAGAGAAAAATGGGTCAATTTAGCTTTTCATTAAAAGATGTGAAGAAAGAATTAGGAACCGGCTTAAGTGTTCGATCTAATATTTATTTGATTCTCTTTGCTGTTCCAGGTGCATTAAGTAAAAAATTGGCAATACTAGCGCAGTCGACTTCGTTACCAGAACGCACTATCGGATCTGTTGAACTTTTTATAAAAGGAAGACGTTTTAGAGTTAGAGGAGAAACAGATTTACAAGCTACATATACAGTAAATTTTATTGATGATTCTGAAATGAAAGTCCGTGAATTATTTATGAATTGGATGAGAGAAGTTGATAACACAACATTAAATAAAGAAAACGCTTTAGGAATATTTGGAGATTTTGCTAATGATCTAGTAAATGGTGTATCTGGAATTGTTAAGAGCATTAATAACATTAAAACTTTATTTTCATTTGATAAAGGTTTAAACTTTTTTCAAAATGCTTTAACAAATAATGAAGGTTCTCCTTATTATATGAGAGATGTAGAAATTTGGCAACTATCTAAAACAAGAGAAAAAGTTAAAGGATATAGATTAACAAATTGTTTTGTAACATCTGTAGGAGCAGTTGAAACATCAGATGAAGAAGTTGATGCATTATCAAGATTTTCAGTAGATTTTACTTATTCTGATGTTGAATTTATTAAAAATGAATCATATATTTCAGAAATAGTTAATACAATTATAGGAAATTCTGGTCAAGATTTAGTAAATGGTATAAAAAATATTCAAGAATCTTTATTAGATTAATGTTAAACAACACTAAATTTTAGATAAATAGATAAAAAGATTAAAAAGAGATAAAATGTGGATAACAGAACAAATTAAAAAAACTTTTTTGAAACAACCAAAAGAATATTTAGATTATTACAGAGATATAAGTCCTCAAAAAATTCAAAATGTTCTAACACAAGATGATAGTTTCTTAAATGGAACTGTGTTTTTTGATGCTTATTTTAATGCTGGATATAATGCATATGATAAACAAACCACTTCTCAGAGACAAGCTGATAAAATTGAAATATACAGACAAATTGCTGAATATCCAGAAGTTTCAGATGCAATAGATGAAATTGTTAATGAAATAATATATACTCCTGAATTTAAAGATACTGTTCAACTTAAATTTAATGGAGAATCTAAGAATTTTGAAAAAATATTTCAAGAAAAATTTGAAAAAATATATAGATTATTAAATTTAAATAAAAATTTTTATAGAATAGTAAGAGATTCTTATATAGATGGTCAATTAAATTTAAAAGTTTCTTACTCAGAAAATAAGAAAAATGGAATAACAAATGTTACTTATTTAGATCCTAGATATTTAGCTTGGAATGGAAAAGATGAAGTTTATGAATACATTGATGGAATAACTTTATTTAATCAAATGTATTATTCAAAAGATGATAAACCGATTGTTTATAAATATAAAATTGATGAAATAGTTCACCAAAATTTTGGTTTAACCTCATCTGATGGTAAAGTTTTTTATTCTTATTTAGAGAATGCTATAAAACCAGCGAATATGTTAAAAACATTAGAAGATTTATTGATTCCATTAAGATTTAATAGATCTGTTTCTAGAAGAATTTTTAATGTTGATATTTCTGATTTACCTTCTTCTAAAGCAGAAGCTTTTATGAGAAAAATTCAAGAACAATTTAAATATAAAAAATTCTATAATTCAGATACTGGAGAAGTAACAAATCAACAACACATCACATCATTAATCGAAGATTACTGGTTTGGAAATAGATCTGGAGCTAAAGGAACACAAGTTGAACTTCTTGATGAAAGAGGTGCTCTTGGTGAAATGGATGATATTTTATATTTTTATAAGAAATTATATAAATCTCTTAAAATTCCTTCAAACAGAATTTCAATAAATCAAGAAGCAGATCAAACTTTCGATTATGAATCTACACAAACATCTAGAGAAGATGTTAAATTTTACTCTTTTGTAGATAGATTACGAGATGTTTATTCTAATGTATTCATTGATTTATTAAAAAGAGAAATGGTTTATTCTGGAATTGTTAAAGAATCTGAATTTAATAAATTAAAAGAAAACATTGAAATTTTTTATCCTGGTCAAAACATGTTTGTTGAAAGGATGAAGTTAAATAACTTTATGAAAAGACTAGAATCATTTTCTCAAGCAAGAGATTTCGGAGCTAATATTTTACCAGTTAAAACATTATATGAAGAAATATTTAAAATGGATGAAAAAGAAATTAATAAAACTCTAGAAGAAATTAATAAAGAAAGAAAAAATCCATTAATGAAAACATTCTATCCATCTGAAGAAGAAAATGAAATTTGAAATATTAACAGCTAAAACTTTAAAAGAATTAAAATTAAGTCTTTTACCATGTAAATGTCCTTTGTGTGGTAAAGACTTAACTATTTCTGATGCATTAGATCATCAACATATGACATCTAAAGAAATTCCAGGTGAAAATGGAGCTGGATTAATAAGAGGATTATTGTGTTCTAATTGTAATGTATTTTTAGGTAAAATAGAAAATAATCATAAAAGATATTGTGTAAAAGATTTAATTCAATGGTTAAGAAATTGTGCAGATTATTTGGATCAGCCAAATTTACCATATTTACATCCTAAAGAATCTTTTAGATTAAAGGAAAAAATTAGTAAATCTGATTATAATAAAATTGTTAAGTATTTAAAACAAAATGGTAAAAATAAAAAAATACCTAAATATCCTAAAAATGGATATATTACAAAAGAACTTAAAAATCTTTTAAATTTTATTTGATATAATTATTATAAATTTTTAAAGGAGTCTTAAATGAAAATCAATTTAGTAGAGATGTCTAGCTTTAATGCTTGGATAGATAGAATGGAAGAAACAGGATTTCCTGGAGTTCACTCAGATAATAGTTTAATTTTGTTTTTTGTTTCTATTGATGGAAAAGAGATTATTCACAATGGTGTTTCTGAATCCATTGATGGAAAATTTGCATCTAGTTTAGAAAAACCAGGAAGACGATTTTACATTTTAGAATATTTGGAGGAATAATCCTCCTTATTTTTAATTATACATTAGTGGATATAAAATGAAAATTTTAATGATACATGAAATTTATGATGATATTTTTACAATAGATTTTGAAAAATATGATATTTTAACATTTGATGACGGTTTATATTCAGTATTATTAAATTTTGATAAATTTCCTAAAGATAAAAGAAAAATTATTTTTGTTTCAGGAGATATTATCAGAGATTCTAATGTTGCACCAATAGAATTTATAGAATGTTATAATGCTCATGATTTATATAGACAAAAAAATAATAAATCAGCTTATTTAAGTTTAGAAGAATTAGAATTTCTTAAATCAGAAGGATTTGAAATAGGCGGACATGGTTTTAAACATTTAAGATGTAATAAATTTACAGAAATTAAGGATGAAGTTGATAAATGTTTAGAGATTTTGCCAGATATTAAAAGCTATTGCTTACCATATAATCAAATAAATCCATTATATAATACATATTTAAAATATAAAAAATTAGAAATATTTGGATATGGTAGAATAGATGCTAATTTATTAGTAAACAAAAATTATAAATATTTTAATACAATTAAGGAGTAAAACATGGGAAAGAATTTTTCAGGAAATACAAATAAAGAAAGACCTAAATCAGATTTTTATCAAACACCTTATTCAATGACTGAACAATTATTGCAAAATGAAGAATTTATAGGTAATGTTTTAGAACCTTCTTGTGGAAAAGGCGCTATTTCTAAAGTTTTAAAAGAACACAATTTTGAAGTAACAGCACAAGATTATGATGAAGGATTAGGTATAGATTTCTTAAAATTTAATAAAAAATTTGATAATATCATTACAAATCCACCATTTAGATTAGCCAATGAATTTGTTAAAAAATCTTTAGAATTAGCAAATAATAAAATTGCAATGTTATTACCTTTAAATTATCTTCATGGAGTAACGAGATTAAATGAAATTTATTCTTTAAAGAAATTAAAAACAGTTTATGTTTTTACAAGATATCCATTATTAACTCAAGATTTAAGAGAAGATGGGAAATATAAAACTGGAATGCTAGTTTATGCGTGGTATGTGTGGGATCAAAAATATTATGGATATCCAGAAATAAGATGGATAGATAATAATGAATATGTTTTAAGTTCTAAAATTTAAATAAATCCTAAACTTCTTTTGTTATAATAGTTCTATTAAATTAAAGGAGATACAAGATGAAAACAACAATAGAACTTCCAAAAGAACTAGCAGAGTTTGAAGCAATTTATAGAGAATTGCTAATTAAAGAAACTTTAGAATTAGTTTCAGATATAAGAGATGAATATAACACATTAAAACAAGAAAATCCAAGCAAAACTTTAGAAATATCTGGTTATTTAATAGACAAATACAACAAATCTATAATAGATGAAGTTATAAGATTTAGAAGTAATAATCAATATTTTATAGACAAATGCACTAAACAATCATTAACTCTATTTTCAAATCTTTTAAATAAAGTTTCATCAAAAGTAGGAAATATCACTGATTTATCAGATTTAACAACTACATCAGGAAACAATGAAATAGTCTTAAATGGAGTAGTAACAGGACAAAATGGTAAAGTTAAAGTTCAAAGTATTTTAGCGGGCGGACACGGAGTTCAAAGACTTCACATCAGAACTTTAATAAAAGAGATTAAATAAGGGGGATAAAATGAAAGTAGAAAATATCTTAGCAATACCTTCTTTTAGAGAGAAAGAAGCCGTATTGCTTGCAATGAGTTCAGAAGAATTAACTAAACTTTATGAAGATGTTGATAATTATATTACGGCTAATGGTAATAATTATACACTTCAATGGTTATTAGATAAGACTTTTAATATTGGTTATATTAATGGTAAAAAGGAAAAGGAATTAGGAATTTAAAAATGATAAAAGATTTTATAAAAAGATTAAACAATTTAGGATATTATGAATTAAATGATATTTTTGATTTAGCAGAAATAAAAGAAACAGATAAACTAAAGATACAAAAAATTAATCCGTGTAAATGTGCCATTTATATTGAACCTAAAAAGATAACTTTACCATTAAATGTTAAGAAAATAGGATTTATTGATTCTTGTATAGTTGATGAAGTTTTATATTAAGGATTTTAAGATGTGCGAGATGGGAACTTTTGAAAAATTAATGGCTTTTCTGACAGTGTTGGTGTTTGGTTTGTGTTTTTATGTTATTTTTGTTGTTTGTAACACAGAGCATATTACAATTAAAGGTATCACATATTATTGTGAAGACAATATATCATATTATTATGAAGATTTGGGCACAACATCAACATCATTTATACCTATTTTTAATGGTAAAACAACAATATTAATGCCTACAACTAGATACACTACAATAAAAAGAACTTTAGACTATAATATTTGTAAGGCTCAAAAGTTAAACATTTTTTAATAATTATATGATATAATTAAAATAAAAAGGAGATATAAGATGAAATACGATGATGTAAAGGAAATATTTCTTAAAGCATATAATACTAAATTACAAATATTAGATTATATTAAAAAGAATAGAAATTTTAATAATAATTTTGAAAATTTTTGTGTTGAATTAGATGATTTAACTAATTATGATGATGTTAAAATATATTTTGAAAAAGGTAAATTTTATCTTGAAATTCCAGAAGACGATGAAAATTGTATATTTGGATCATATTTGTGTTTAGAAAATCAAGAAATAGAAAATATTTAATAATAGTATAAAAGGAGATTAAAATGACTTTAAAAGAATTGTTACAAGTAATAGAAGATCAAAATATAGATCTAGATACTGAAGTTTATATTGAACTAGATACTGATGAGGTTTACGATGTAAAAAATCCTAGAATTAAACAAATTCTAAGTAAAAATTATCTCGTAATAGATATAGCATAAGGAGATTAAAATGAAAATAATAGATTATATTAAAAAAGGCGGTATATTTGAAACGACTTTACGGTTTTTTGAAAAAGGAGACATTTTACACGTTAAAATTTCAAAAAAATATTTAGAAAAAGATAATAACATAATCGAGATTTTAAGTAAGACCGAAAGTTATTTTTATGAAGATTATTATATATGTGATATAAAAATCTTAAAAAATTGTTATTTCATATATAGTATAGATGCTTATTCTGATTATGATAGTCGTGAATGCGATTTAGAATATATGGTAGAAAATATTATAGAAGAATAAAACTTTATTATCTTTAATATTTGTAAAAAGGAGAATAAATGAATTTTTTAAATAAAATAAATGAATTTTTTACAGAACAGTCTATAGAATTGTATGTGTGTGATTTATTTTCACCAAAAATAGAAAAAGAATTTATTGATAGAGATTTTTATATGTTTAAAAAGGTTAAAGGTTCTTTTATAGTAATTGAAAATATTGAAACTTCTGAAATATTGGAAGTTTCAAAGTCAGAATTGTTTAAAAATTTTAATATCTTTACATTTTTGGATAAAGACAGCGTTTTAAACGCTAAAAAAGTTTTAAGACTATCTAAAGAAAAAGATATAGAATTTTATATCGGTAATAAAGCTTTTCCTACTAATATAACTAGATATAAAGTTTTAAAAGGAACTAAAGTTGAGAATAATATATTAAACGTTAATATAATTCAAGATAAATTAGAATTTCCTTTTAAAATAGATATAAGAGATTTTCCTAGAGAAATTTATATTAAATAAATAGATTAAAAAGGATAAATTTTTGATTTTAACATTTGATGGATTTTATTCTAATTCAGAAATAAATGATTTTTTAAATAATCTTAAAAATAAAAATATATTGTATAATGAATTTATTAATACTAGAGATTATAAATTATATATAGAAACAGAATATGATGCTTCTATTTTAAATTATAATGAAATTTCAAAAATCCAAAAAATGTTTCTAATATCAAAAGTTATTCCTTCTTTAAGTATAGATGAAATAAAATATAATAGATTTTTATCAAATTCTAATAATAAAGAATTAATAAAATTAGGTTTTAATGATGTTTATTATTTATATAATAATAATTCTAAAGAAACTGTTTATTTTATTAATTTAAGAAGTAAAGATAATGCTCAAAAATTATCTAAAAAATTAGGTAAAATTTATTTCTTTGGTAAATATAATAAATTTTATATAGGTTTAACAAATAATCAATATACGCAAAATATCGTGCCATTAGAAGATATTTTAACTTCTGGATCATTAATAAAAGCCGAACAATCTTTAAATTATGAAATTTTTAATTTAAAATATTATCTAAAAAAATATTCAATAACACCTTATTTTGAAAATGGAAGTTTTATCTTAACAAAAGGGTTAAATTATTTTAATGATAAGTAACAATTTTAAATTAGTAATAAAAGTGTAACATTTTAAAATTATTTAAGATTTAGTGATTTAAACTTCTTTTAATAATTTTGTGTTATAATTATCCCATAAATTAAAGGAGATAATATGAAAACCAAAGAATTACTTCAATTCTTAAAAGATGTTGAAAAACTTCATCCAGAGTTTTTAGAATCAGAAATAAATGTTTTTGATTTTACTAAAAAATATGAATTAGATTTATCTTATTATAATACAGATGATAATAAGAAAATTGATTTAGAAAATAAAGGCATAAATTTAGTTTTAAGGAGATCAAATGTTGAATTTTAAAAAATTAGATATAGTTAGAACAGGAATTTATGGAACTCCAATAGTTGTTGCTAAAATGACTTTTAATGGTAAAGTTCTTAAAATAAAAGAATCAAATGGAAGACAACATATCATATCAAATAATATTGAAGAAGCATTTGATATATTTTATAAAAGATATATGAGAACTTATTGAAGGAGAAAATATGACTATTTATAATAAAGTAGATGATATTCTACATCAAACAGATAAAATTATAGATGAAATGTGTTTAGATGAATTGATTGATTTTTTTAAATTGATATATAAAACTCAACATAAAGACAAACCTAATTCA